CAGCTTCCGATGTTGGCGCAGCCGCATCTAGTCACACGCATACAACAGGCCAGATTTCAGGACTTGAAGAGTTTGTTGAGGATCAGATCGGTGCAAATATCATTGCTGGCTCAAATATCACCAAGAGCTACAATGACACCACTGGCCAAACAACAATCAGCGCAAGCGATACAAACACTACCTACGCCGCTGGCGGGGGCTTGAGCCTATCTGGAACAACCTTCAGTCACACTGACACATCCTCTCAGGCAAGCGTAAACAACTCAGGCCGCACATACATCCAAGACATTACTTTGGACACCTACGGCCACATTACAGGCATCACAAGCGCCACTGAGACCGTTGTAAACACAGATACCAACACCACATACACTGCTGGCACTGGAATGAGCTTGAGCGGCACCACGTTCAATTGCACTGTGGTTAATACAGACACCAACACCACCTACTCCGCTGGCAGTGGCCTTGATCTGAGCGGCACAACTTTCAGTATTCAAAGCGACTTGCGTGGTGAGGCTTGGGTAATTGGTCGGGATAATAACGACTATATATCTGTAAATGCCAACTTCATAGACTTTGTCCTTGATAACAACGTAGATATGCGCCTTGAGAATGATGGCGACTTGCACGTTGACGGTAACGTCATTGCTTACTCAACCACAATCTCTGACGAGCGCCTCAAGACTGATATTGTAAAGATTGACAGCGCATTGGATAAGGTTGACCAAATCAACGGCTACACCTTCACATATACAGCTGATGGCAAGAAATCTGCGGGTGTTATTGCTCAAGAGGTTGAGAAGGTTCTTCCAAGCGCAATCACTGAAAGCACATTGCCGCTGAAAATGGGCGAGGATGATAAGACTGAATATAAGACTGTTCAATATGACCAGTTAATCGGCCTCTTGGTTGAAGCAGTTAAAGAGCTAAAGGCTGAAATCGCAGAACTGAAAGGTAAATAATATGGCCCTTCAAACATCCGGTCAAATATCACTTAATGATGTAAACGTCGAACTTGGCAACAGTGGCACAGCACAGATTGGCTTGGGTGATACTGACGTTCGTGACTTATTTGGTATTGCTTCGGGTGAAATTGAAATTGCCGATGGATATGGAGCTTCTGCGGTAACGAAGCCAAGCGCTCTAAATTACTCTCCTCTTAGGCAAAAACAGAATAGCACGGGTAAAACCACCACTGATGTTCCGCTGGTAAAATATTGGGACCCAGCAGGAAAAAATGTCCCAGAGGGTAGGTACTTTGGCGTTTACGGCGGGGCGTTCGGTGATAACTCTCTCGCCCAATTCAACGAAACAGATTTGTCTAATTGGGGTCTTATCGGCACTAATGGTATGAATTTAAATTATAATGGCACTAGCTTGTCGCCATGGGCGAACTCGAGTGTTCCCGCGAACCTTCTGCGTCTCCCATACGTTAACAGCAATAATCAAAGCTCTATAGGTAATAACTCAGGCGTTGCAGTGGAGCTAACCGTGCATTTTCAGTATCCGTCAGGTAAAAACAACTCAAGCTCAGCTTGGCAGCTTTCGATGCCCTTTTTCCCTGCAAAATTAAATCTTTATGGAAGCAGCGCCCCAAGCACACCTTTGGGCACCCAATCTAATGTGCCAGAAAGTAGATATGGAATGGGATGGACATCATCCGACTATAAACCCCTTCTTCAAATCAAACATGACAGTCTCGGTAGCTCATTGGAGATGAAGATGTATTTCTATAATAGAACCTCTACTTATGGTTACTCAAGTTTCTGGAGTGACTGCGGGTATAGGGGCAATAAGATAACTTTCCCTAGCGCAACCGGACTTGCAATCTTAGATTGGGTGTCGATTTCGGGCGGAAGTGTTACAATAAGCCCAGCGGGTACTGGGATTAATGCAGGGGTGAATTACTTTGTTAATAATAATGGGACTTTGTCAGCCTCCAGCGGTTCTAACACTACATCTGGTATCGACTTGGCATGAGTTTTACATTTAATATCAAGCGATCCCATAATGACGATCTTATGATTAGCGCTTTGAAGGCTTGCTCTGTTCCCGCACTTGCGGCGGCAACTGATTGTTCAACCGTTGATGAGGCTATATCTTTTTGGACAAGACGCGTTGCTGAGGTTACTGGAGAGAGTGAGGGCTTTTTCGTTGAAAACAAATACCAGAACAAAACACTTGGTTTTGGATGGGGTTTTTACAAGGGAAGCACACTTTTAATTGAGGGTGGCTTTTATGGTAACATCAATGGTTCTAGGAAGTATGCGTTGAAGGCTGACTGGTGGAACGCATTTTGTGAGTTTGCTAAGCAACAATCATATGAAGAGCTGGTTTTTGAGTACATTAAGGGCACGACATTGAAGGGTGCTATTGATGTAATCAGGCCAAAAATTTCGTACATTTCAACCATAGAAGATGTAAATGAAACGTTAGGGCATTTTAAGATAAGATTATGAAGCTATATATAAACGGCAAGAATGTCGATCCATACAGCTTACCAGATGTCAAAGATTGGCTTTCAGGCAAGCCCCTTTTAACAAAAACCAGTGGAACTTCTGGTTATCCCAAGGCAGTAAATCACTCACACGAAGTTATGCAGCAAATTGTGCGCAATAACGTGAAAGCAATGGGCCACCACAAAAAAACAAAAATGCTTTCAATCCTAAACCCTAAAGGCATAGGGTTCCAATCCATGATGCTTTATGTGGCTATTGAAGCGGATTGCGATCTATATTTAGAGGACTTCAATCCAGCAACTTATGTTGACCGAATGAATGAGATTAAACCCACTTATTCAGTTATCGCCCCTAATATATGGCGCTCATTGCACCGGAGGGAAAAGTGGAAGTCTCTTGATTTATCTTACTGTGAAACATTTGTTATGGGTGGTGACTTCACTCCACATGGCGCTCTTGACGAGCTTAGGCTTCATGGCCCAGATAGGGTCTTAAATGTTTATGGCTCAACTGAGGTGCCGCCTGTTGTTTTGTATAGTGAGGAAGAGAACAGATATTCTCACAGATCAACTCCTGAAGATGTTGAGGTGTCTATATCAGAGACATCAACGCTTCTGTGCAAGTGGAAGGCTCAATCAGAGTGGTGGGATAGTGGCGATTTGGTTAGCGGCCTTCTAAGTGAATTTGAATTGAAGGGTCGGCAATTGAATATGTTTAAGCAAAATATTCAGCGAATATACCCTGAAGAATTGGAAAAAGCCGCGACTGATTGTGGTGCCGATTTGGCCTTGTGCCGCGAGGATGGGCGATATGCTCATATATATTACACTGGAGATTTGGATGAAGATCGTGTTAGGAACAAGTTATCATTCGTTCCCAAGCTAAGGGTTTCTAAGGTGAATGATATAAAAATAGATGAAAACCTTCGTAAAGTTTTGCGAAATCAAGAATTGGAAGTTTCTAATGAATACAGATAGCAATCTTCGCACTGTAACTAAAACTATATCATATCGTTTCTTTGTTATGTTGAGTTTGGCTCTTACGGGAATTATTTTTGCAAAATCCCCTGAATGGATAATCAAATTCATCATCCTTAGCTGGACCATCGGCCTTGTCAGCTTTTTGGTGCATGAAAAGATTTGGGGCTATAGCAAATTGTGGCTGGACGGAATTCGTGATATGAAGCGTCGAAGCGTGGCGAAAACTATCACATGGAGGCTTTGGAGCTTGTTTGTGGTGTTTATGATCTCCAAGTTTATCCTTGGTGGCTCATCTTCTGAAGCTGCGTCATATACTATTGTTAGCAACATTTTCTTTGTTGTGGTACATTACTGCCATGAGCGCGCTTGGAACACAGTTCGGTGGGGCAAGTTGGGCGCATAAAATGAGGTGAGGCAATGTCATTTTTTCCTTTTGGTGCATCCCCGTTTGCGGATGACATTGATGTTGTAGAGGTATTTGGTGGGACAAATATATCTACCGGAAGCCCAAGCATTGCCTCATTAACATTTGCTCAAGTTCACGATTTTGGCGCAGATGGTTTATCTTCACAGGCTCCTGAAATTAATTCACCTGTCATTCTTCAGGAAGAGGAGTTGTTTTCTGACGATATTCTGACGGACTTCCCTAATGTCAGATCATCAAACTTTGTCGAAAATAACGTCTTCAATACGGCAAATGTAATTTCCGGTGCGGTTGATATTGGATCGCCCTCAATAGCTGGTGAGCATCTAATAATTCCACAGGGGTTTACTACTAATTTCCCTGTTCTGGACAGATTAGATGGTATTCAGACCCATATCCTTGGTGGCGTTGGCTTTGATGCTGGTGCGGTTCAAGTCGGCCTCGCTAACATGGCCGAGGGTGAAACATTTAACACTTCCCCATTGGAAACGGCTGCGCCACTCTTAGACGCCCCTGAGATGGAGCAAGAGCATGGTGTCGCCGCTAATGGGATTTTAGCTGGGGTTCCAGAATTAGGGTCTCCGTCCGTTCTTGAGACAACACCTCTTGTCACTAATCCAATAGCAACAGGAATTCCTGTTGTCGGTGAAGCTCAATTCATCGAAGACAATGTATTCTCAACTATTGATTTGATTACAGTCGCTCCTGATGTCGGCTCAATTGATATTGTTGAGGAAAACATCTTAACTGCGAATGATGTCTCGCTCAATCTTCCTATTGTTTCTTCTGTTGCAATGGCAGAGGACGAGACTTTTGCGGCCGACATTATTGAAGCTGGCGCAATTGTTGTTGGCTCTTCTGCCTTCAATCAGTCTCAATCCCTGAATTCGGTTGATATTACGCTTGGAGCGCCTTCAGTTCTTGATAGCACCATGCAAGAGGACGAGACGTTTTTTGCTGATGCACTTGTTTCAGGAATTCCTGTTGTCGGTGTTGCAACAATGTCTGAGGATGAAACCTTTGGCGCTGATAATGTAATATCACTTGCGCCTATTCTTGGCTCTTCTGACATTTCGCAAGATCATGTTGTGTCGGCTGATGGCATTGCTTCTGGTGCGCCCGATATTGAAACAACAAATATTGTTCAGCTTCACGCATTAAATGGCGTTTCCATTGAGGGGAGTGCTTTTGTAGTTGATGACTGTAGTATGTTTGAGGATGAAAGTTTCATTGCTCAAGGCATTGATACAGACGTTCCAACAATAGGCGTCTCTGCGTTTATTGAAAATAACATACTATCAACTGGTGAACTTTCGACCAACCCTCCTGTTTTGGATACGGTTTCAGCGTTTGAGCAAGAAAGTTTTGACACCGTTGGGATTACGGCTGGGTCGCCTGAAATTCCTTCACTTATCTTCGATGCTGGTCTTAGGACCATTTCCAATGTAAACTACTCAAGAAATGTCCAAACATTAACTGGCTCAACAAACGCAATGACCATAACAAGCTCAAGAAATGAGGCCGCATAATGCCTTTCACGATCAAAAGAAATGATACAAGCCCGGTTCTTCAAACCGTTTTAACTGATCCATCTGGTAATGTTATTGATTTAACAGCCGCAGATGTGCGCTTTCACATGAAGCAATATAGAAGCTCAACAGCCAAAATTGATGCTGAAGCCACTGTCGTGGATGAAGACGCGGGTTTGGTTCGTTACGAGTGGGAGATTGGCGATACAGATACGGTCGGTTCCTATCAAGCCGAGTTTGAAGTCAGCTTTATTGACGGAACGGTTGAGACCTTCCCCAATGCTGATTTCATCCAAGTTGATATAATTTATGATTTAGCGTGAGGTTGAAATGGCGGGTCTTAGAACAGTTACAGAACCAGCGGTTGAGCCAATAACCGTTATTGAGGCTCGGGAGCATCTTCGTTTGGACGATGATGTAGATAAATCTCAGGTCATGTCATATATCGTTGCGGTTCGTGAATGGGCCGAGAACTACACGGGGCGTCATTTGATTAGTCGCTCTATGCAAATGTACCTTGATGGAGCAAGCCAAAAGGACACCCCGCTTTGGGAGGGCATGAGGACAGGTGTGGATGTTATTGATTATCAGAACTTCATTGAATTTGATGCTTGCCCGGTGCAATCGGTTACTTCAATTAAGTATTATAATGATGATGACACTGAAAACACTTGGGCCACATCAAATTATTATGTGGACACCATTTCTCAACCAGCGAAGATTGTCCTGCGAACAGGTGGAACATTCCCAACCGATCTAAGACCTGCGAATGGCTTGGAGATTAATTTCATTAGCGGATACGGTGATAATAATACCGATGTTCCAGAGGCTATTCGCGTAGCAATGCTTCAATATATGACCTTCATTTATGAGCATCGTGGAGATTATGAAAAGGACATCAAGGAACCTGCAATTCTTCGATCCTTGTTGCAACCCTATCAAACACTGCGTTTTGGCGGTCATAGTTACAGCAAAATGTTCAAATCAGGAATAAGCTAATGCCAGTGGGTCGTATGCGTCAGAAGTTGCAGCTTCAACAAAAGACTGTCACCCCTGATGGGGGCGGCTCTGATGGCCTTACGGCTTGGAACACATATGCAACCGTTTATGGCTCTATCGTTGCTAAATCGGGCGGAGAGCGGCTATTTGGCGATCAGTTGCAGGAACCTATCACTCACATCATTACAATTCGCTTTCGGCGCAATTTTACCTTCAAAAATCGCATCCAATATACTTTTGTGAACAACGGCGCGGCTGTAACCCGTGTTTTCAATATCAAGCGGGTTATCAATGTTGATAGCAAAGACAAGTATCTTGAGGTGATGTGCGTTGAAGGGGTAGCTACATGACCATACGAATTCTAGCTAAAACTCAACGTGTTAATAAATCGCGCATAGTTATGAGCAAATATGAGTCTGAGGTTAAGAGGATAATTGAGACTGGCGCTAATATGGTACGGAATACTGCCGTAAAATCCATTCAAAGCCACCAATCTCAAGGCGCAACTTATGGTGGGCACACAGCATCCCTTCCGGGCAATCCGCCCAATTCAGATACTGGGTTCCTAGCTTCAAACATTTTTATTGATAAAGATAATGATGGTGAAGGCGCAAGCGTTGAGAGCCGTGCTGATTATTCAAACGCTCTTGAGTTCGGCACTAGCAAAATGGCTGCGCGTCCATTTATGCAACCCGCCCTTGAAGAGAATAGGCGTAAAATTATTCAAATGTACGCTAAATTGAAAGCAAGAGGTGTATAATGTCGTTACATTCATGGGAGCTTCAAAAGGCCATATTTACTACTCTTAACGGCAATGTAAGGGGAATGAGCGCAGTTAATGTGCCCGTTTTTGATGATGTTCCAGAGGGTACTGAATATCCATATGTTGTAATCGGAGAAGAAACTGCCGCCAATAACGGCACTAAAACTCTTGATGGGATTGAGCATACATTAACCATCCATGCTTGGTCCAGATATAGGGGACGCCGCGAGATCAAAGAGATCATGCAAAGCGTCTATGAAAACCTACATAATACTGATATAAGTGTTTCAGGTGCATCGCTGGTTAATATTAGACAAGAGTTCAATACTACACTAGCGGAAACTGATGGTATAACGCGGCACGGGGTAATGAGGTTCCGGGCTGTCGTGTTTGATAACTAAGGAGTAAGATCATGGCGGCTCAAAAAGGTTCAGCCCTATTATTAAAAATCGGCGCAGATGCTACTGCCGCCGCGAGTGCGGATACATACACAACAGTTGGAGGTTTGCGCTCAACTGGTATCACATTGAACGATGAAGCGGTTGACGTAACAACCAAAGACAGCGCAGGGGTTCGTGAACTCTTGGCGAATGGCGGCATCCAAACTTGTTCCATTTCTGGTTCTGGTGTTTTTACAGATGCGGCCTCTGAGACAACTTTGAAGGCGGCTTTCGGCGGCGCTAACTTTGCGAACTTTGAAGTTATCATCCCTGACTTTGGTACATACCAAGGCAAATTCATGGTGGCTTCGCTTGAGTATTCAGGCGAGCATAATGGTGAAGCAACGTATTCTGTAACTCTTGAGAATAGCGGCGCTTTCACATTCACCGCTGCATAATAGGAGCAAAACTGATGGCTTGGATAAATGCGACTGTCGAATTTGATGGGGTTTTATATTTAAGCCACCGGAGGGGAATTATATTCGTGGTTCCTTATTGTTCTGGCCTTGAGGTTGGAGACAGCTTCAAGGCCGATGGCTCTCAATTTGAGGTGCTAACTGCTGTAAATCTACATGATCGCAGCGAAGTTATTTTAATGGATGTAAAGGAAGTCAAGAATGACAAATCCAAAACGCGGAGAAATGCAGATAAGTCTCGGAAGCCAAGTGTGGAAAGCGCGAGTGACGATGGACTGTCTGGCGAAAATTGAAACAGCTTGTGGCTGCGGGATCATGAAGGTTCTTGGGCGTCTTACTGAAGCTGATATAACAACAACAGAAATTTGCCAAATTTTGCTTCCAGTTGTTCGGGCTGGCGGCAATGATGTGAGTTTGAAGGATATTCAATCGGCTGTTTGGGAAGCTGGTTTGACAGAGGGCATGAAGTCGGTTGGTGAGGTTTTGACCAAAGCCCTTATGCCGGACGAGGATAAATCGGGAAACGTAGAGGGGGCGGCGGTGTAGTTGAATTACCTTGGGCTGAATGGATGAAATTGGCCCTTGGGAAGATGCAAATGTCACCAGATACATTTTGGAACATGAGCCTCATTGAATTCTTTGCCGCAACTGAAGGTTTTTCGGAGTTCCATTCGGGGGGTACGCCGCCACCTCTCGCCAAGGACGAACTTGAAGATTTGATGGAAAGGTATCCCGACTGATGGCCACTACAGTAGACACCCTCTTAGTTAGGATCGAAGCTGATCTGTCGGATTTGCGCCGTGATTTGCGCAAAGCTACCAATCAAGTAGATCAATCCTCAAAAAGCATGAAAAAATCCTTCAATGTAATGAAGGGCGCAGCGGTTGCTGCTGTTGGTGTAATAGCCGTAAGGGCTTTAGCTCGTGCTGGGATGCAAGCCATAAATCTGGCTTCTGACGTTCAAGAAATGCAGGGCAAGTCTTCTGTAGTCTTTGGGGCTTTTAGAAATGATGTTGTCGCTGCATTAGACGAATTCGGCAATCAAGTTGGCAGGGCCACTCATGAGCTTGAGGGCATGGCGGCAACCTTACAGGATACATTCGTCCCAATGGGATTTGCCCGTGGTGAGGCCGCAAAGCTCTCAGTAGAAATGACGAAGCTGGCCGTTGATGTTGGGTCATTTAACAACAAGGCTGCACCAGAGGTTCTCAGAGCGTTTCAAAGCGCCCTTGTAGGCAATCACGAAACTGTCCGTGCTTTCGGCGTTATTATCACTGAGGCGACCCTGAGCCAAGAATTGATGCGTATGGGCATTGAGAAGGGAACCAAAGCGGCGACCGAGGCTCAAAAAGTTCAAGCGCGGATGAATTTGATTACGAATGGCGTTACTGACGCTCAGGGCGATGCAGCGAGGACTTCCGGTAGCTTTGCAAATAGGGTCGTAGCTCTCAAGGCAGAACTTTCTGAGCTAGGTGTTCTTATTGGGCAGGAATTATTGCCAATAGCCACCAGATTGGTGGAAGTTTTCACAGATGCGGCCTCAGCCACTTCAGGTTTTTTATATCAAGCTGGCCTTCTTTCAACCACTGGCGACCTTATCAACGATGTGGCGGAAGCTCGGGAAAAATTAGCCCTTGCAGAAAAGTCTGGAATGGGCGGGGCTATCCACGCCGCCAAGAATTCACTCGCCGCCGCCGAATTTCAATTGGCTGCGTCTCAAGTTTTAGCCAAGGCTCAAGCGGAAGCGGAAAAAAACAAACCCGCAATTTCTGAGACTGAGACCCCCAGCCTTGAAGGAAATGGCACTCCATTTAAGCAAAGCGTCAAAACAGAGGCATTGTTAAAAGAAAACGCTCTTATTCGCGCGAGGGCAACATTGATTGTTGACCTGATGGCGGCTGAGAAAAGCGGAAATAAAGAGGCGATTATTCTAGCAAAACATCGTCTGGAGAT